TGTAAAGGGCCATGCTAAAATGTAGGAAACGGGCCATTGAAAATGTAGGTTAACTTTAAAATTGTGATAGGCTTTTCCTTATGAGAAAAGACATCCTAGAAAGTATAACCGAACATCTTATGACTGGAATTAAACCTAATTTCGCTGATATTGCCAGACGCTATAATTGTGACTATCGGACGGTCAAACGTTATTATGACCTCGGAAAAGAAAAGACCCTTGAAGAAGCTTCAAAACGAAGGGTCCCACCGTCACTTATTGAGAACTATAAATCAATCATTGAAGATAAACTCAAGCTTGGCTGCTCTGTGCGCTCAATTTACTACTTCATCCAACTAAAAGGCTATCAAGGCTCATATACGACCGTCAAACGCTATGCCAGATTGATTCGAGAATCCTGCAAACATAAAGCAACGATTCGAATTGAAACAACGCCTGGACTTTCTGCTCAAGTCGACTGGAAAGAAAATTTAAAACTGATCTCACGCAATGGTGAAGTGTTTACGATTAATATCTTTCTGTATATTCTTGGCTACTCTCGGATGAAGTATCTTCAATTGACCGTCGACCGTCTCCAACCCACACTCTTTGAGTGTCTCAATCACGCTTTTGAGAAATTCGGAGGTGTCCCTGAAGAAATTTGGTTTGACAATATGAAAACAGTGGTGGACCATTCTAAAAGTCAATTCTCAAATGTTGTTTTCAATGAACGATTCAGGCAGTATGCAAAAGATGCTGGATTTAAACCCATTGCTTGTCGGCCATTCAGACCTCAAACCAAAGGTAAAGTAGAAGCGCTTGCGAGAACTGTTGACCGCCTGCTTGTCTTTAACAATGAGTTTGAAGACCTTGAAGAATTACAAGCACTGGTCCAACAATTGATGGAAGATTTGAATCATAAAGAAATCTCTCAAGCGATTGGAACCTCACCTTCTGAACGTCTTGACCAAGAGGCGTTGAATCTCAAGGCTTTTGATTTAGAGCTTCTCAAAGTTTATAGTCAATTGAGTGTTCCTTTGACTCGAAAAGTCTCTAAAGAGGCACTTGTGCTCTTTGAAGGGCGTAAATATTCAGTGCCGGTTAAATATATTGGACAGACCGTAACCTGTGAAAAAGAACAAGAGGACCTTAAAGTCTATTGTGACCAACGCTTGATTGCTCGTCATCCTTTAAGCGATCGTCCCTTTAATTATCGCCGTGAAGATTACGTTGAAATTCTTAAATCAGATGTCTTCAAACATCTTGAAGAAGACGAACTAGAGGCTTATGTGGATGAGAATCTTCAAGCCTACGATTTATTGTGAAGGGAGCGCTTATGACAACTTATCATCAATTACTCAACCAATTGGACCATTTAAAACTCGATCGTGTGCGTCAGCTCTTACCAGAGTTCTTAGATGAGCATGCGGATATTTCCTTAGTAGAGGGCCTTCATGAACTCTTGAGTGAAGAACTTCGTGAACGAGAAGCGCTCCTTCAGGAAAGACGATTAAAAAAAGCCCATCTGCCTTATGAAAAGCGTGTGATGGACTTTGATTTTCAGTTTCAACCGAAAATTAATAAAGCAGAGATTTTAGATTTACATACCTTACGTTTTTTAGATAAGCATGAGAATCTTCTCTTCATTGGCAATAGTGGCGTAGGTAAGACACATTTAGCTATTTCTATCACTTTAGAAGCCCTAGAGAAAGGTTATAGCTCTTACTTTTGTATGAGTACTGAATTAGTGGACCGTTTATTAAGAGCCAATCAAAAAGGAACTTTAGAGCGAGTATTAAAACAGTATGCCAATTATGATGTACTTGTTATTGATGAAGTGGGTTATCTGCCCTTTTCAAGAGATGGAGCGAGTCTTCTCTTTCAACTGATTAATATGAGATATGAAAAGAAATCCACGTTGATTACTACGAATATCCCACTTTCTCAATGGTCTGAGTTTCTTCAAGATAAGAAATTAACGAATGCTTTATTGGACCGCTTGGTTCATCATTCTAAAGTCATTTCTATTACTGGAAAATCTTATAGAATGAAAGACTATAGTGAGAAGAAAACCAAAACCCCAAAAAGTAAATAAAGTGATGGGCCCAAAACCAACAATTTGGGTGGCCCATTTCCTACATTTTCAATGACCCAAAACCAACATTTTTAGATGGCCCTTGACAGATAATGATTATAGGAGCTGTGATTTGGCTCTGCGGAGTAATAGTTATGTTTGGAAAGGTGAGGTAGTCAAATGATTAGACCAGATTATATTTGCCCAAGCTGTCAGCATATGTCAGTTACTTCGGTAATCATGGTATTTGAGAATGACAGAGTTGTTGAAGTTAAATGTGATAACTGCAAATCAAACATAAAATACACAATTAAAGCTGAGGTAGTCAAATGAAATCATGCTTTAAAAAGCAAAGGCTTGCTGTATATTAACAAACAAAAAAAGCCCGCAGGAACGGGCTTAGGCATGAGGTTTATCTGTCTATATTATACCATACTGAGAGGAGTTGTACATGCCAAAGATAGACAGATTAGATAAACTGATTCGAGATTATGTTAAGGGATATCTTGATAAACGAATTGAAGCAAGGATAGAACAACTTACTTATAAATCAAGAGTAGACAATATGGGAATACGTACGGCCTTTAACGGAGAGACAGAACAGCTAAGGAAAGTATTACTTGAAGAAAAGATTGAAGAAGATAAGCTGATACTAAGTTTGAAGCATGAGAAATATCAAATAGAAACATGGATTAACTGTTCTAATTTTGATAATGCGAGACAAATTTGTGAGGCAAGATGGTGTAATGATTTACCACAGTGGAAGCTAGAAGAGAAGTATCATATGAGTAGAAGCACCATTTATCGAAACTATAAGGAATTAAAAGAAACTATTATTCGCTGGTCGGGTTTCAAAGTCTGAAAACGTGACACAATAGCGACACAAAGATGACACAACAACCTATGTTTTTAATGCGATAATAGTATTATGAACAACTGAGTAGAACACAAATAATATTAGTCACGGTGAACAAAGAGTGCTAATGTTGTTCAACAATAAGTCGGTAGCAAAAGCTATCGGCTTTTTGTATTTAGATATTGAAGGAGAGGACATGGCACCAAGAGCTGACAGGACTGGCGCACATCGTGTTGCATTTGATAAGAACCGTAAGGTTCTATTAAAGACACAGAACACTTGTGGTATCTGTGGTAAGCAGATTGATAAGAGACATAAAGCACCTGATCCAATGAGTCCAGTTGTTGACCATATCATTCCTATTAATAAAGGTGGACATCCTTCTGCGATTGAGAACTTACAGCTCGCTCATTGGACTTGTAACCGCCAGAAGTCTGACAAGTTATTCAAGAATAAACAAGAAGAACCTAAAGTGCTTGGTAACCGCAACCTGCCACAGAGCCGTGATTGGGCTTCTTATGTATCTTAATTAATTTATGAATAACTATATTAAAAATAATTTTAAACGCAAGAGAAAGTAAATAGGGGGGCATAGCACCCTCCCCCTGGGTCGGCTCGTACTTCACGCCGTCACTGTACATTTTTTCTCGTGCGACATTTGAAAAGAGGTGAGAGAATTGACAGAAAAAGGTATAGGATACCTAAGATATAAGCTTTCGATACGTAAGCAAAGAGCAAATATGCGTTATAAACAATATGCAATGAAGCATGTGGATAGAGCAAAGGGTATTACAATACCTCATGAATTAAGCGCACAATATCGCTCTGTTTTAGGGTGGTGTGCAAAAGGTGTTGATAGTCTTGCGGATCGCCTTGTTTTTCGTGAATTTGAAAATGATGATTTTCAAGTTAATGAAATTTTTGTAGAGAATAACCCTGATGTGTTCTTTGATAGTGCAATTTTATCTTCACTCATTGCAGCTTGTAGCTTTGTTTATCTTTCTAAAGATGAAAATGACAATGTCAGGTTACAAGTAATTGAAGCAACGAACGCAACAGGAATCATTGATCCAATAACTGGCTTGCTAACAGAAGGATATGCAGTATTAGAACGTGATGAAAATAAAAGCGCAATTTTAGAAGCTCATTTCTTGCCGGATCGTACTGATTATTATTATCGAGATACAAAGCAAAATTTCTCTGTTGTTAATCCTACAGGACATCCACTATTGGTGCCAATTATTCATCGTCCTGATGCTGTTCGTCCTTTCGGGCGCTCTCGTATTACACGTTCAGGAATATATTGGCAAAGTAATGCAAAACGTACGCTTGAACGTGCGGATGTCACTGCAGAGTTCTATTCATTTCCTCAAAAGTATGTTACTGGTCTTGATCCTGATGCAGAACCTATGGAAGCATGGAAAGCTACTGTATCAGCTATGTTATCCTTTACTACTGATGAACAAGGGAACAAACCAACACTTGGTCAATTTACAACACCAAGCATGTCTCCATTTACGGAACAGCTTAGAACTGCAGCAGCAGGATTTGCTGGTGAAACAGGTTTAACATTAGATGATTTAGGATTTGTTTCTGATAATCCTTCTTCTGTTGAAGCAATCAAAGCAAGTCATGAAAATTTGCGTCTTGCAGGAAGAAAAGCACAGCGTAGCTTAGGTTCTGGTTTCTTAAATGTTGCATATTTAGCAGCATGTTTACGTGATGATATTGCTTATCAACGTTATCAATTTAACAAAACACTACCGAAGTGGGAACCATTGTTTGAAGCAGATGCAAGTATGCTAAGTTTAATTGGAGATGGAGCAGTCAAGCTTAATCAAGCGATTCCTGAGTTTATTGGTAAAGATACAATACGCGACTTGACAGGTATTAAAGGAGCAGAATAATGTATGATATTTTACCTTCCCTTTTGGAAAAAATAAACAGTGATTTTGATGAAAGAGCAGCAAATAGTCAAACATTAAAGCATTCAGTCAAGCTTTTAAAGGATAAAAAAGCAACCTACATACAAGCTAATGAGTTCGGTGTTGAAATAGGGAAAATTTTATCTGATGTACTAGGTACGCATGTCACTGTTGATGTTTTACCTGATGGTAAAATGTATTTCAACATTTCAGACAGGTTGTTGAATGCACTGCTACAAAAGAATTTTGACTTAATTTCTGGTTATACAGCAGACATTCAAACACAACTCAATAATTCAGCTGGTTTCCGGTTAAAAGCCCAATACCCAGACCTAAATCAAGATAGAATTGATGGTATTGTTAACCGTATCTCTAGTGAAAATGATTTTGAAAAGATTCTTTGGCTTTTACAAGAACCAATTGTGACCTTTAGTCAAAGTGTTGTTGATGATACTCTTAAGAAAAACATCGATTTTCAAGCGAAAGCAGGTTTGAAGCCTAAAATCATACGGAAATTAGTGGGTAAGGCTTGTGATTGGTGTAAAAATTTAGCTGGAACATATAATTATCCAGATGTACCAAGCGAAGTTTATCAAAGACATGAACGATGTCGATGCACAGTAGAATATGATCCTAGGGAAATAGATAGAAAACGTCAAGATGTCTGGTCTAAAAGCTGGGTTGACCCAGAGAAAAATGCAAAGATTGCTGAGCGAAAAACTTTGAATTTAAAGAAAAGAGGGGGTACGCAGTGACTGTAATAAAAAACTTTGAAGAACACAAAAGAAAAATTCAACGTGGTATGTCTAATGAAGAGTTTTTGAAATCAATATCTGAGTTCTTTATTGAAGCGGATTGTATTTTAGTAACTGGACGTTTTTCCAATGGAAAATTAGAGACATTCAACACGCAAAATAATTCACTTGAAACTTTGGGGCTTATAGAAGTTGCCAGACAGCAAATACTTGAAATGATGAGGGACTAGGTGAACTAATATTTCCCCAGCGATAGGGTTATCATGCGTTTAGATTGAAGGAGGAGAAACATGACTGCTGAAGTACGATTTGGCAATCAGTATCCTACTCAATCGGTAATTCTTCCATATACAGAAACAAAGTATCTTGAAGCAATTGAGCTTTATACCAAAACCAAACGAAAATGTTATGAGTGGCAACACAATATTTTGAAAGATATTATGGCTGTTGATGAAAATGGCCTATGGGCTCATCAAAAGTTTGGTTATTCCATACCTCGACGAAATGGTAAAACAGAAATAGTTTACATGCTTGAACTTTGGGCATTGGAAAATGGGCTTAGTACTTTACATACAGCCCATCGTATCAGCACCTCTCATTCTTCTTATGAGAAATTAAAAAAATATCTTGAAGATAGTGGATATGTAGAAGGTGAAGATTTTAACTCTATCAAGGCAAAAGGACAAGAAAGACTTGAACTTTATGAAACAGGTGGAGTTATCCAATTCCGAACTCGAACATCTAGTGGTGGGCTTGGTGAAGGGTTTGACTTCTTAGTAATTGATGAAGCCCAGGAATATACAACTGAGCAAGAGTCCGCTTTGAAATACACTGTTACAGACAGTGCTAATCCTATGACCATCATGTGTGGTACGCCACCAACTCCCGTTTCAAGTGGTACTGTTTTCACGCATTACCGTGACAATACGCTAGTCGGAAAATCAAGATATTCTGGATGGGCTGAGTGGTCAGTTGAAGATATCAAAGATATTCATGATATTAAAGCTTGGTACCATTCTAATCCCTCAATGGGTTATCACCTTAATGAGCGTAAAATAGAAGCTGAATTAGGGGAAGATAAACTTGATCATAATGTGCAGCGCTTAGGGTATTGGCCAAAATACAATCAAAAATCAGCTATTTCAGAAAGAGAATGGCAAGCTTTGAAAGTAAACCGATTGCCAGTACTCAAAGGTAAGCTTTTTGTAGGGATTAAATATGGTAATGATGGCGCAAATGTTGCTATGAGCATTGCTGTAAAAACTCTATCAGGAAAAATTTTTATTGAAGCCATCGATTGTCAGTCTATAAGAAATGGGAATCAATGGATAATAAATTTCTTGAAAAAAGCAAACGTTGAAAAAGTTGTTATTGATGGTCAAAGTGGTCAAGGAATATTGGCAGCTGAGATGAAAGATTTTAAGCTGAAAACACCTATTCTACCTACTGTAAAAGAAATTATCAATGCAAATTCAAGTTGGGAACAGGGAATTTTTCAAAAATCATTTTGTCATGCTGATCAACCGTCATTGACAGCATCAGCTACCAATTCTGAAAAACGAAATATTGGTAGTAGTGGCGGATTTGGGTATAAATCTCAATTTGATGATATGGATATCTGTCTTATGGATAGCGCCTTGTTAGCGCACTGGGCTTGTAGCAATAATAAAGCCAAGAAAAAACAACAAATTAGATACTAAGCGACTTTTTAAGTCGTTTTTTTGTATCAAAAATTACCGAACTGCCGGGAAAGCAGGAGAAAGGATTCTACTATGTCAGAATTTAAAACAATTGAAACGCAAGAAGAGCTGGATGCAATTATCAAAGAACGCTTATCACGTGCTGATAAAACACATGAAGCACGAATTGCTGAACTCGAAACACGCAACAAGGAACTTGAAGCTGAGAACGTTGCTTTTAAAACAACGATTGAAGAAACAAGTGAATCAAGTAAAAATTGGGAACAAGAAAAAGCTGATTATCAAAAACAAATTGATACTTACAAAACAGCACAACTTAAACAATCTATTGCTCTTAAAGCTGGACTGCCGCTGGATTTGGCAAACCGTTTGACAGGGGATGATGAAGAAACTCTAAAAGCTGATGCGGAACGCTTCAGCAGTTTCATTAAACCTAGCACACCTCCCGCTCCACCAAAACAATCTGAACCACCATTAGGTGAAGGAAAAGATGGGGCTTATAAATCACTAATTCAAAATTTAAACACTGAAGGAGAATAAAATTATGACAGTATTATCAAAAGGTAGTCTATTCGAACCAACTTTGGTCAAAGACCTTGTAAGCAAAGTAAAAGGTAAAAGTTCACTTGCTGTACTCTCAGCGCAAGAGCCTGTCGCGTTCAATGGACAAAAGGAATTCACTTTCTCAATGGATTCAGATATTGATATCGTTGCAGAGAACGGTAAAAAAACACACGGTGGAGTTTCACTTGCACCGCACATCATTGTCCCTATTAAAGTTGAATATGGTGCTCGTGTTTCTGATGAATTCCTTTATGCTTCAGAAGAAGAACAAATTGATATTTTAAAAAGTTTCAATGATGGCTATGCTAAAAAACTTGCTCGCGGGCTTGATATTATGGCTTTCCATGGTCTCAACCCACGTTCAAAAGCAGCTTCAACAGTGATTGGTGATAATCACTTTGATAGTAAAGTCACTCAAACTGTTGATTTTACAACCGCAAATCCTGATGCAAACATTGAAGCAGCTGTAGCAGCAATTCAAGGTTCAGAAGGTACAGTAACTGGTCTTGCAATGGACACAGCATTTTCTTCTGCTTTAGCTGCAATGCGTACGGGCGGAGATACAAATATGCGTTTGTTCCCAGAACTTGCATGGGGTGCAAACCCTGGCTCAATCAATGGCTTGCAAGCCGACATCAACACTACAGTAGGTGTTGGAGGAACAGACTTAGCTATTCTCGGTGATTTTACCAATATGTTCAAATGGGGTTACGCAAAAGAAATTCCACTTGAAGTTATTCAATATGGTGATCCTGATAATAGTGGGCAAGATTTGAAAGGATATAACCAAGTTTATCTCCGTTCTGAAACTTATCTTGGATGGAGCATCATGGATGAATCTAGCTTTGCTCGTGTAGTTAAACCTGCAGCAGGTGGAGGTGAGTAGGATGCAATATAAAAACCAAAAAACAGGGGTTGTTATTGATACGCCATGTATTATTAATGGTGGCGATTGGGTACCTCATGTAGACAAAGCTAAAAAGGTAGTTGAGGTCGAAGAGGTTCAAAAAGAACAGGAAGATACGGAAACTGTCGAAACTGAACCTGTTGAACAAGAAGCAGTAGTTGAAGGAGCAGAGGAAACTACAGACAATGTTCCAGAGGAAATTACAAAAGCACAAATCATGCAAGAACTTGATGCTTTTGGAGTGAAATACAACCCACGTGATAAAAGACAAGCGTTGTACGATCTCATGATTGCACAAGGGAAGTGATATTATGGCAGATTTTGCAACAATCGATGATATTAACACGATATGGCGACAATTAAAAGATGATGAAATAGCTCGTGCAACAATGCTGCTCGAAATTGTATCTGATTCTTTACGTGAAGAAGCTGATAAAGTTGGGAAAAATCTTGATAAAATGATTGAGGAAAAACCCTCATATTTTAAAAATGTTGTTAAGTCTGTCACTGTAGACATTGTTGCACGTACACTTATGACATCGACTGATCAAGAACCTATGACCCAAACCACAGAAAGTGCTTTGGGTTATTCTTTTTCAGGTTCTTATCTTGTACCGGGAGGTGGCCTTTTTATCAAAAATTCTGAATTAAGTCGTCTTGGATTGAAAAAACAAAGATATGGGGTGATTGATTTTTATGGGCCATCTTAAAGGAGTAACTGTAACACTTATTGATAAAGTGGAAGCAGGAAAAGACCCTTTTGGGAAACCAATTTATAAGGATCAGCCAATTGAAATTGAAAATGTGTTGATTGCACCTACATCATCAGATGATATTGTTAATCAATTAACTCTGACGGGCAAAAAAGCAGTTTACACTCTTGCAATTCCAAAAGGAGATACTCATGATTGGACAAACAAAGAAGTCCAGTTTTTTGGTAAAACTTGGCGTACATTTGGTGAACCGCTCGAAGGTATTGAAGAGCTTATCCCACTAGAATGGAATAAGAAAGTGACGGTGGAACATTATGGCTAAAAAAGGATTTAAACTAAATTACGGTGGAGTGTCTAGTTTGCTAAAATCACCAGAAATGCAAGCACTACTTGAAGTAAAGGCTTCTGAAGTAAGGCAACGTTGCGGGCCAGGTTATGGCCAAGATATTCATGTAGGTAAAAATCGTGCAAATGCCATGGTATTTGCAGAAACTTATGAAGCAAAACGTGACAACAAAAAGAACAATACAATTTTAAAGGCGGTACGTTAGATGATTGAGATTATTATAAAAAACTATCTTGACGAACGTCTTACAGTGTCGTCTTTTTTGGAAAAGGTGGAAGATATGCCGGATAGCTATGTCCTGTTTGAAAAAACAGGGAGTAGTAAATCTAATTATCTTTCGTCCTCAACATTTGCTTTTCAAAGCTATGCACCATCGATGTATGAAGCCGCAAAGCTTAATGAAGAGCTGAAAGTAGCTGTAGAGAAACTTGTCACCCTTGATGCAATAAGTGGTGTCACACTAAACAGCGACTATAATTTCACAGATACAGAAACTAAACAATACCGCTATCAAGCGGTTTTTGATATTAATCATTACTAGGAGGAAATATGGCACAAGCAGAAAATGTAACTACTGCAAAGCCCAAAATTGATGGTGCTATCTATTCAGCACCTAAGGGCACAACTTTACCAACAGATGCAAAAAAGATTCTTGATCCAGCATTTAAACCATTAGGATATGTTTCAGAAGATGGATTGACTAATTCAAATTCGGCTTCTTCAGATTCTATTAAAGCATGGGGTGGAGACACAGTTGCTACTGTGCAAACAGGTAAAGAAGATACATTTAGCTATACATTGATTGAAGCATTAAATATTAATGTACTTAAAGAAGTATATGGCGATGATAATGTAAGTGGAACACTTGAAACGGGAATTACAGTGAAGGCAAATTCAAAAGAGTTGCTGGAACATCCTGTTGTTATTGATATGATCTTACGTGACGGAATATTTAAGCGAATTGTTATTCCACTCGGTAAGGTATCAGAGGTTGGAGATATTTCTTATACTGACGCAGATGCAGTTGGTTTTGAATTAACTCTATCAGCATTACCAGATGAAAATGGTGATACGCATATCGATTATACAATCAATCCTAATGCTACACCCAGCTAAGCCCCAGAATGTCACTGGGGTGATTAATGGAGATGGTTCAGTTACTATCAACTGGGATAAAGTAGAAGGTGCACTTGCATATCTCACACATTATGGAGATGCTAACCAAGGAGCACCTTCAGAGCTTAAATACATGGGTTATTCTGAAACGAACTCATGGACTCTTGCTGCGGAAAATGTTCCAGAACTACAAACAGGAGATTTTATTATTGTAACGGTTCAAACATACAATATAAAAGCACCTAGTGACATTGCCACAGAAGTAGAAAAAGCAGCCTATCTTCATGATGGACCATTTACAGGTTCTGCTTGGAGCACAGCAGTAACTCTAACTAAGGAATAAAAGGAGACTTATGTTAAAAGGAACAACAAAATCAGGATTTCGTTATGAAATTACAAATGAACGTTTAAATAATTTTGAGCTGGTAGAAATTTTGTCAGAAGTTGATGAAAACCCACTTCTACTACCAAAGATGTTAAATCTTTTATTAGGTGAACGTCAATCAAAAAAATTGAAAAATTATCTTCGGGACGAAGAAGGGCTTGTTTCAACCGATAAAATTAGAGAAACAGTTGAAGACATTTTTGATAAGCAGCAAAAAGTAAAAAACTAATTTCCCTCGCTAGAATGATTAAGTTTGATGAAACTTCATTAATGTGCGATCTTGCAGAAACCTACCATATCTATGAGTATAAACAGCTATCACCTCAACAGATAGCTGTTTTTTCTATAGGTTTAAGAGAGAACTCGAGGATCAAAATGAAGTTAGCTGGTCAATCCGTTCCGCTTGAAACAATGCTTTTAGCAGGTATTCAAGACAGACTAAATATTTCTTTATGGTTCAAAACTAAGGATGGCCAAAAAGGTAAAAATAAACCAAAAATGGTTGTCGATATCCTTAATAAACCAGTAGAAAAGCCAAAAAGAAAAATTCAGTTTCATTCTGGCGAGGAATTTGAAAAATACCGTCAGCAACTCTTTAGAAATGGAGGTGAAAATTAGTGGCTACAGAATTAGGACAAGCCTATGTACAGATTATGCCTTCAGCTCGAGGTATTTCAGGATCAATGTCACGAGAACTTGATCCTGAAGCTGACTCAGCGGGGAAAAGTGCAGGTTCAAAAATTGGTACGGCTTTAAAAGTAGCAGCTATAGCAGGTGTTGTGGCAACAGGGGCAGCGCTTGGTAAATTAATTTCATCTTCTTTATCTGAGGGTGCAGCTCTTCAACAATCACTTGGTGGTGTTGAAACATTATTCAAAGATAATGCGGATAAGGTAAAAAAATATGCTACAGAGGGTTATAAGACCGCTGGTATGTCTGCAAATGCTTATATGGAAACTGTAACAGGTTTCTCTGCATCAATGATTAAATCATTGAATGGTGATACTGCAAAAGCAGCGGATTTATCCAATCAAGCGATTGTTGATATGTCTGATAATGCGAATAAGATGGGTACCAATATTGGAGATATCCAAAATGCTTATAGTGGATTCGCAAAACAGAACTATACAATGCTTGATAACTTGAAGCTGGGCTATGGTGGTACAAAAGAAGAAATGCAACGCCTTTTGACAGATGCTCAAAAGCTAACTGGACAAAAGTATGATATTTCAAACTTTGCGGACATCACACAGGCCATTCATGCTATTCAAACAGAAATGGATATCACAGGGACAACAGCAAAAGAAGCAGCAACAACTTTTAGTGGGTCTTTTGATTCCATGAAAGCTGCAATGTCTAATGTTCTTGGTAATTTATCACTCGGTCGTGATTTACAAGGACCCTTGAATGCATTAGTTTCAACAACTTCAACATTTCTGTTTGACAACTTTATTCCAATGGTAGGGAATATTTTTAAAGCCTTACCAGGCGCACTGGCTACTTTGGCAAGTGCTGCAGGAAAAGCCTTATCAGAAAAATTAGGACTAGGGATTGGACCAGGTCTTAGTAACACAATGGCTAGTATTCAAAAATCCCTTGCCCCGCTCAGTAGTATTTTACAAGGAGCTTTTAAGGGTATAGGCCCAATGATGCAGGGAGTAATATCAAACCTAGCACCATTTGGAAATGTACTTGCAAGCACATTGTCAACCATTCCAAAGTTATTCAGTAATATAATTACAAGCTTAACTCCTGTAATGGATTCTCTAGGAACAGCATTCCAACAAATACCTGAACTTTTAACTACTGTTGTTGGTGCGATCGGTCCTATAATCACTAATATTAGTAATGCCTTTACAAAATTAGACTTTAGCGGTGTACAATCCTTGATCACTGCAATTCTGCCAGCACTACAAAATGGCTTTGTAACGGTAATGGCAATTGTAGGGCCTGCACTTGATACATTGATTAATTCATTTGTCAAAATGTGGAATGCCATCCAACCCTTGGCAACTGTATTAGCTGATGCTCTTATGCCAGCATTTCAAGTACTTGGATCTTTTATCGGTGGTGTGCTTAAAGGTGCGATGCTTGCTCTATCAGGAACATTTGATACTATTCGTGTAGTTGTGGGTGTGTTAACTCCAGTTATTCAAGTCGTTGTCAATGTTTTCAAACAATTTGCGCCCGTTCTTTCAACCGTTGCACAATGGGTTGGTACAGCAATAGGTTTCTTTGCAAACTTGGGATCTGCTGGAACTTCACTTAAAAGTTTAATAAGTAGTGCATGGAGTAATATACGTTCGATAATTTCTACAGTTGTTGGAAGTATCGGCTCTGTTATTAATACTGCAAAAAGTGTATTTAGTAACTTTGGCTCTGCCGGTAACACGTTGAAAAATATCATTTCTAACGCATGGAACGGAATGCGTTCAGTTGTTTCTGCAGTTGGTGGGGCTATTAGTTCTACTGTAAATAGCATACGGTCTTTCTTTAGTGGATTAGGTGGTGCAGGTAACTCTATGAAATCGGTAGTAACTGGAGCATTTAATGCAATGAAAGGTGCTATCTCTGGAGTAGCATCGGGGATTTCAAGCATCATAAATGGTATCAAGAACACATTTACAAGTTTAGGTAAAATTGATTTGTCAGCCGCTGGACGGGCTATCATTGATGGCTTTGTCAATGGTTTAAAGAGCACGTGGGAAGCAGGGAAAAAATTTGTGGGCGGTATTGCAGATTGGATTAAAAAACATAAAGGTCCAATATCTTATGATAAGAAAATACTTGTTCCAGCAGGTAAGGCTATTATGGGAGGCTTCAATGACAGTCTGATGGAAAACTTCAAGACTGTTCAAAAGAATATTTCTGGAATGGCTCAGCAAGTACAAACTGCAATTACAAATGGTATTGATACCAAACTCTTGCAAGATGACACTTGGCAAGATACCTTCAGTGCTGGAAGTAGTGACAATATTGTAGCAGCACAAAAAGTTGTGGGCAATATTCCGATTGATACTGCAACGCAGGAACAAGTGAGAACAGAGATTCATGCACCAATGACTGTTGTTGTACGTGAAAACCCATCAGAACGTGAGATCGTACGTCAACAACACTTACAATGGCAACAAGCTGCATATGATTTTTAGAAAGGAAAGATTATGGCCCAACTTCCTAATGTGGAAATATCTTATAAAAATACTTTAGGACAAGAAATAAAAATGGACCGATTTGGTCCTTTTTATCTGACAAGTTATGAGGGTTTTGGTTCACCAGAAAATGAAATAAACTCTCAAAAGATTTTTGGTAAAAGTGGGCAAAGAAAAACTTCAAGCTCACTTACTTACCGTGACATGTCAGTAGGTCTTGCGATTAAAGAAGAAAGCTTTGAAGCGCTGAAAGATAAAGAGCATCAAGTTATGGCAATTATCAATCCAGAGCTTGCAGGGACTTTATTTATCCGTATTGCTGATAATCTATATAGCATTGATGCTGAAGCTTTGAAAGGCTATGAAGGGAGTAAAGACAGCAGTGCCTCAACTTCAACGTCCACCTTACAATTTAGAGCGTTAGACCCAGAATGGCGTGATGAGAATGTTCAAAACAAATCGATTCCGCTATCAACGAATGATAACAAGCTAAAGTTTCCGTTATCTATTACACCCAACTTTGCATTCGCAACAATTGCGCCCGGCAAAATTGTAAAAATTTTGAATAAGGGTGATTTTATTGTTGGTTTTGAGTTAAATATTTATTGTAATGCGGAAGTAACTAATCCTCGGATTTACAATGTGATTACTCAAGATTTTTTCGGTTGGACAGGTACTTTTGATGCAGGTACAACAATCTTTTTATCAACTATTCATGGAAAAAAGAAAACATGGTATCAAGATGATACCGATCCTGAAGCTACAAATGCAATGGGCATTCGCATGGCAGGTTCTTCATTTTTTGGATTGAATAATATTGAGCCGAACAATCTAGTAGTTCAGGCAGACAATGGTGGAGAAAATGTTCTTGCGACTATCTCTTTCACTCCACTAGTTATTGGGGTGTAATTATGGATATTGAAGTATTTAAACGTGTAGGAACAAGTGGGTTTACATTTGAATCCGCTGGAATACTAGACATTTTTGAATCTTTAACTGTTAATTGGAGATATTATACATATTCTCAATTTTCCCTCAAAATTTTACTTAAAGATATTAAAAAAATAATTTCTTCTGATGATAAAGAGGCAATAGAAAAAAGAAATACCTTAACTTCACTTTATACTGCAGATAATATAGTGAATATTAACAATGTTTATTTCTATATTGATCGTGTAATGTGTGATGATTCTACAAATGGAAATTTAGTTATTTCTGGGAAGTCCTTAAGAGCAAAGGCTTTAAAGCGTATTGTGTATCGCGTATATCATCAAACAAAACGCCCAGAACTGATTATATATGACCATCTTAAAAATGAAGTAGTTACACCAGGACAAGTTAATCGCAGAATATTATATCTGTCAATTGATGAACCAAAGGAAATTTCAACGGAAATTGCGGATTATCAAAATTCCTATGGTGTGGTGTCGGATGAAGTTGATAATCTTTGCTCAACGTATGATATTGGAATCAGAGAAGTAGGAACAAGCCTTCAAACTCCTCATAATAATTTAACTATTGTAAAAGGACGTGATTTATCAGATGTAGTTGAGTTTAATGTTGATTTTGACAACTTAATTTCCGAGAGTTATGAGGCTTCAAACTTTGACGAAGCAACAATGGCTTGGGTTTTTGGTGAAGGAGAAGGTAAGTCCCGGGTAAATGTGAAACTTAATGACAGTCTAGCTGGGCTAGAACGTGAGGAAGTATACGTTGATGCCAGAGATATCCAAAAGCAAACCCAAGATGGTAATGGCAATGATATTACACTGACAGATGCTCAATATAAGGCCGCTTTAACTAGCCGAGGAATTTCTAAACTGGCAGAACAAGAAGCTGTCTTAACATTGAATGGAGATATTGATTTAGAAAATGATCTCTTCATTTATGGTAAAGATTATCAGCTTGGAGATAGAGTACGCTTTACAAGTAAGCTATTTAACCTTACCAAGACTTCTGTTTTAGCAGGTATTGATGAAACATGGGATAGTACAGGACATCATATGTCACCTCTTTGGGATAAAGAGAGTCCAACGGTATTTGACATAATAAAAAGGAGAATAAATAAATGACACAGCACAGTTTTCCATGGAACGACGTCAATGGAGATAGACTATATGATGCAGAAGATTTTATGAGATTTTTTGCAGCATTCCTCAAAACTGGTATTGTGATGTCATTCGAAGATGGCTTGCGTGTTCGCTCGGCACAAAATGGAATGAACATTCAAATAGGAAAAGGTTCAGGGGTTATTGATGGAAATTCGTATATGAATGATGAAGACATTGCAATTCAAGTAAATGTTGCATCTTCACTACAAAATAGAACCGACTCTATTGTTTTACGAATGGATAAAAATGCTCGGGATACTTATATCGCCTATAAACCGAGTGATACCACAGTTGTTCGTAATGATATTATATATGAGCTTTTACTTGCAAAAATATCTGTAAAGGCGAATGCAACACAAATTACGGATGCAGATATTACAGATATGCGTAGCGATCCAACCGTATGTGGTTGGTCCACTCCTTTTGACAATATTAATGTCGATGGAATTGTGGATCAATACAAAAGTGTATTTGCACAGGCAGATATAGATTTTCAAGCATGGTTTCAAAACTTGAAGAATCAGCTGGACGATAACCAGGCAGCAAATCTCCAGAATCAAATAGATGCGGTTAATAATGTAATTGTTCAAAAAGCAATTCCTGCAGGAGCTAGCCTTGACGATTATAAAACAGAAGGTGAGTTTTCAAAGAGTACATCAACAGTAGTAACTGGAGCACCAGAAGGAGTCACGGGCGCCTTCCGTTTATCTGTTAGAACTATTTTGGGGTCAAGTGGTATTTTTCAAATGCTTTATGATTATGCGACACGAGCTGTTTATTATCGTATAGGGAATACTTCTCTCGGCTTTAATTTGTCGTGGCAGAAAACAGTTACATCAGACGAAACAGGAATAGCTAAGGTTGAAAAATTGGAAGTGTCTGATAATCCTGTTTATGGTGTAACTACAAATAATGGATGGTATGAGGAAAGGTTAGGAGAAAATTATTATAGATGGACCCAAATATTCACAGTTGGTGCTAATATTGCAGCAGCTACTGGTTCTCTTTATAATTCCGATACTTTAACTATCCCCGCAGCACCGACAGGAGCAGTTAATACAAATCGAACAGTTACCATATCCGCCGCACCTTGGCCTTGCTGGACAGGATATTTTGCGACAGCGGGAGGTTTCCGTTTGTTCTCTACAGTAGTACGTTCTTATGGTCAAGTTACACTTGAAGCAGTGCTTTACGGTTCTAAAAATTAATGAAAGGAGGGAAAAATAAGAATTGGAGTTAGAAAAGCAGGTTAAGCAGCACGAAGACAAGCTTAAGCAACATGATAAAGAGATATCTCGTTTGAATGATTTTACATTACAAATGCAAAAAACGATGAATGAAGGATTGACTCGTGTTGATGAATCAAATCGGTTCTTACGTGAGCAAAATACACGGCAGTCAGAACAAAATGCAGAAATTCTTCAAGCTGTTATTAAGCGAAACGACACATCAGATGAACGTCAATTTCAAATGAAAATTATAGATAAACAGAATTTTTGGAAAGCAGTATTTGCTATCGGAGGTGTTGCAGGAACTATCATCGCAGCATTATTAAAATTATTAGGAGCATAATCAAAATGAATTTAAATAACAAAGCGTATAACATTATCAAGTGGGTAGTACTTACAGTATTACCAGCTCTTAGCGTACTTGTAGGGGCTCTGGGTAAAGCGTATGGCTGGGAGAGTACAGATTTATCAGTACTTACCATTAATGCTGTAGCAGTCTTTTTAGGGGCAGTTACAGGGGTAAGTGCTTTAAATTATAATAAACAACAAAAGGAGGAGTAGCATGTACAATGTAACAGAGACTATAGGTCCACTTGTTGGCAAGCAGATTGGCTATTCTAGCAGTGCAGGACAATGTGGGGCTCTTGCTTCTTATTGGTTGTCTGTCCTTACAGATAAGGTTTATCAGTTTGCTTATGGTATGGCTGGGATTAATGCCAAATGGGTGCCAGGCTCAGACTGTGCGACTGCTTGGAATGTATTTACACAAACCAACTGGTCAGCTATAGGATTTGAAAAGATTGATAATCCAAGCTTTAGCCAGCTTAAAGCAGGAGATATTTTCTTCATTTCTGCACGAGATGGATTATCTACGGGACATGTGGGAATTGTAGCAAGCGTGGCAAACGGTAACGTTGTTACTTATGAGCAGAACGTTCTTGGCGCTATGTATGTTCAGGAAATACCTGATGACAATAGTTGGTCATGGTATAACGGCTTTAGCGGTGTGGTGCGTAAGAAAGAAGAAAAACCATCGGACGGTGGCACAAACAATAACATTCAATTAGGAGGACTTCAA